ATGAAGTTAACCGCTCGCCAGATAAGTACTGTTAAGCCTCAGGAGAAGCCCTACAAGCTTTCTGATGGTGGCGGGCTATATCTGTTAGTCAACCCCAATGGTTCCCGGTACTGGCGTTTAAAGTACCGCTATGCAGGAAAAGAGAAGCTCCTTTCTATTGGGGTATTCCCTGATGTGACACTCGCGGAGGCCAGGGATAAGCGTAATGAGGCAAAACGCCTTCTTGCTGCTGGTGATGATCCATCTGTAGTTAAACAGGCGGAGAAAGAAGCCAGAACCCTTGCCGTAAATAACAGTTTCGAACTACTTGCACTGGAATGGCATGAGCATAAGAAAGCAAATTGGTCATCGGGATATGCTGACGACATCCTTGAATATTTGAGAAAGGATATTTTTCCTTATATTGGAAAAAAAGCTATTACTGATATTAAGCCAATGGATATGCTTTCCACTTTGAAAAAAATGGAAGAGCGCGGTGTTCTGGATAAGCTAAAGAAAACCAGACAAGCATGCCGACAGATATTTACCTATGCCGTTATTACTGGCAGAGCTGAGTTCAATCCTGTAGCAGATCTTGCTGGAGCATTAAAGCCGCCGAAGCAGCAACATTTCCCCCACCTCTTGCCGGATCAGATTGGTCCCTTCATACATGCTGTTAATGCCTATAGTGGCAGTTGGGTTACGCGAATAGCGACTCTATTGCTCATGTATACCAGCGTCAGAACAATCGAGCTTCGTGCTGCTGAGTGGCCTGAGTTCGATTTCAGGAAGGATTTATGGCAAATACCAAAGGAGCGCATGAAGATGCGGCGCCCTCATCTTGTGCCACTCTCTCGGCAGGCTAAGTCGTTACTGCTGGAACTGCAAGAAATTACTGGCAGGGGTAAGTATGTGTTCCCCGGGCGTAATGACGCTGGTAAACCAATGAGTGAAGCCAGCATTAACCAGGTAATTAAACGCATAGGTTATGCCGGTCAGGCTACCGGCCATGGGTTTAGGCATACCATGAGTACTGTGCTGCATGAGAAGGATTTCAACTCGGCGTGGATAGAAGCTCAACTGGCGCATGCTGATAGAAATACCATCCGTGGCACCTACAACCACGCACAGTACCTCGACGGGCGACGGGAAATGATGCAGTGGTATGCGGATTACCTCGATGAGCTGGCTGGAAAAGTAGTGAGCTAATCTATTTTTCTCATGTGCGAAGAAAAGTAGTTGTTCCAGTAGTGCCAGTTGTTCCATAAGTATATATAGATGGCTAATGTATTGTTTTTATTTATATATTCAAGCTATTCATGGCACAACTATGGAACAATTTTCGATGGTTTTGGAACAACTTTATAGTGAAGTAGCATTCCGAGTTTATGATGATAAAAGTGCTGGACATGTAGACAGTAGTGATCTATCGTTTACAAAGTTAGACCGTAATTGCTCTTTCACAGTTTACGGCGCTGAAAAAGCGCGATGCTCTTTTCCAAACGGACACTCGTCCTACGTCGCTGAAAAGCGAATGTTGTTTGACATTGTAGGCTGAAAAAGCCAGCCCAAAACTGTTCTTTAATAATCTGCCTCCCTCGGAATACCAAGGGAAACCCAACGAAATGCTACAGGAATCTGTAGTTAGACGCGGGTAATGAAAATGGTAAAGAGGGCAGCACATTTTTGCTTCACGAATAGTGAGCAATTGAGTGTTGTAAATGGCAAGGATCTTTAAAAAGAATAGGAAGTTCTACCGAAAGTAGAACATGCTACACCGCTTGTGTGGCTGTCTTCCAGAAGGCCTGGAAAAATATCAATTGTACCAACGGTTCTTTAAAATCTGGATTTTTTATATTCATCACAAGGATGAAAATGTGTAATGAAAGAATCCATTGACTGGGGATGCATCGTCCCTGCAACACAATTAGATAGCCTAAAATTCCTAAGATAGTTCATGGAGTTCGGATCTTTAACGCTACTAGATATAATTCCCTGGCAGAAGTAAAAACCATCAACTCCCTTGTAAAAACATCTCTATAAAATCGATAGGTGCTATCGAGTTCGTTGGTTGTCTTAATTTTTACATATCTCTTTTTTTAACAATAAACCTGTCATTCGTGACTAGGTTCTTTTTTTATACTCCAAACTTAGGTTATAGATATGTCTTGTTTAAGCGCCGAAAACGGCACACTTTTACGGACAGGCGTAGGTTCAATAATCTGAAGGAGTGAGGAGAAATTATGGATAAAGCCGTTGTTAGTGATTTTTCTTGGTTTGATTTGAGCAATTACTCCTTTATAGAGGGGCTGTCCGTTTATGATTTTATTCATGAAATAGAATGGCGGCATACTCTTTTCTATTGTTCTGATAATGTCGGCCATCTTGATGATGCTTCTTTTGAGGATGGAGTAAAATATAAAAGAATATTCAGCGGTGATCCGAATGTTAGTGTTGATTCAGAAGAGGAGATTTCGTTCAACAAGGAAATGGATGAATATCTAAGATCATCAGGGAAAGGTGATGCTCTTAGTAGAGATAAACCTTCGCTTAAGCATGATACTGGAGTTATGCCTTTATCTTTTTCTGAACTTGCTATGTACAATAAGGTTGCAATTGATCAGGGGGCTTATTTTGTTAATAAAGATGGTGAGCTGGAAGAGTTAAATCCACAATACATGCTTGCAACAGTAAGCAAAAATGTTCCAGAATATTTTAATCACAGAATACTGCTTGATTTGTGGCTAGCTGAAGCTACCGATAATGAGATTCTATCAAGCATAAAAAAACTTTTGCCAGAATGGCGTAGAGAGTTATCTGTTCCTGAGCCAGATATACTTCCACGTAGAAGAATGGGGCTCAAAACCATTCAGAAATTAATCCAGAACAGAGTGTTACCCATCCTGGATATTTTGCTATGGGGAGAGTTGAATAATAAGGAGGTGAGTAATGCAATACTATCTCATGTTGTTTTCCCAGATGACCCTAAAGACTCCCAGGTAATAAAAGAGACAATCAGGCCCTATGCCCTAGAAGCAATGGGTGAGCCATATACAAGGTTATTACGACTGTTTGTTGATAATGATGGGGAAATTGGGACTTCGAAAATAGCTGACGTTACTCTACGAATTTCGTAACCTTCGATTTTCGTGGGTTAGAAAGCACTTGAAAATCTGTGACACTCAAGAATGATAAAGTTCTTGGGTGTTTTTTTATCTGAAAGTCAGGAAGTTATTCTTCTTCCAATATCTCTTTTTTATTTTTGAATTAGATGGAATCATTACATTTTGTAAACCGCAATAGACATTACGAGGTAAATATGTCGCAATCCTTCATTCGTCTTTCTGAGGTTCAACGTCGCACTGGCTACAGTAAAGCTTGGCTCTATCGCCTGATGGGGCAGGGTAAATTTCCCTCCTCTGTCAAAATTGGCTCCCGCTCAATCGCCTTTGTCGAAAGTGAAGTTGATGACTGGATAAATCAGCGCATCGAGGAGTCACGCAAGGAGGTTGCCTGATAAAGATTGTCCAAGCGAATTACTTGCGAGTGTTTGCAGTAAATTTTTGGCAGGATCATTTTGTCGCAATACCTATCAACATAACTAACGACAGGTAAATACCATGAATAAATTAAGTGCCCTCACCGGGCAGGGCCTCGCTCAACCTGAAATTGGTCAGAGATATAATTCAGAGCCGACCATGAGCAGTCTTGAAATGGTCGACTATATCAACGCTGAACGCAAGGCAAAGGCTGAAGCGGAAGGGCTGGAGTTCCCGTGCAAAAAGTACCGGAAGCTTTCCCACGATAACTTTCTGAAAAAAGTCCCTAAGGTGCTGGGCGAAAACGACTGCCGTAAATTTTTACGCCAGTACAAAGACAGCACTGGCCGCGAGCTGCCGTGCTACCAGCTCCCCAAACGCGAGGCCTGCCTGATGGCAATGAGTTATAGCTACGAGCTGCAGGCCAAGGTTTACGACTACATGGAAGAGTTAGATCGCCAGGCTCATGGCTATCTCAACTACTCAGTGCAGGAACTGCAGGATATTGTTGCAGGAGCCCGCAAGGTTTCAGACGAGGATTCAAGTGATGCTGGCCGACGTTTGCGTAAACGTCAGGATGATCTGGTGCTGCTCGAAAGAGCGGAATCCCTGGTTGAAAGCCTGAGTCAGTTGAAGCTGGATCTGATTGGCGGCGACACGTACCTGGAGGTTCGCTAATGCTTACCGCCACGTCAGGAAATGAAAAAGGCAGCGATTGCGGCGCTGCCTTTGAGAACCAGATCGATCACTGGTCGGGATTGTCTTTCGATTTCTTGCGCTGCCGTTCCCTGAGTTGCTTCAGCACAGATTTTGGCAGTACTTGCTCTGGCATTTTCTCTACTTCAGTTGGTGGAGAGTCGTTGGGTTCTTTTGCCATGTGTCAGATCTCCGAATCAACTTTGGACTTTTTGCGCAGCCGGCGCTTAATTTCTCCCTCTAGTGAGGCAATTATGAACTGGGATGTACTTTCCCCTGGCTCTTTCACTGCCTCCATCGCTTCGACCACTTCATGTGGTACGCGCGACTTAAGGGATTGTGATTTTGCATTTACTGTACCTGTTGCCATGACTGATCCTGAGGGAGATTGGTGGACCACAGTATACCTGAAAGAAAATCAAAATAAAAAATTGACGTGGACCACACCTGGGCGTAAGGTGGGCCACACCAGCTTAATTGCTAGGCTGTGTAACAACGCCTCAGAGTGCGGGAACACTACTGAGGCGTCTAACCACAACGTTAGTTGGAGTAACATTATGGCATGTTTACATGATACCCAAACTCGCCCTGAATTTACATACCTGTTCCTGGGGACTCCTTCCGATCTCCCGGCCTCTACGCCAGTAGTGTTGCGTGCAGAAGCTGACACCGAAGAGCTGGCGCGGGCACACTTCCCCTACTGGGATTTGGTATTCGCTGCACAGATCCGCACGAAAGCCCCATGTCGTTTGCAGTTGTTTGATGCTGAAGACCACTTCTTATGGTTTTTCGAGCAACGTTTCGATGCCTGTACCTCCGGCGCTCAGGAGGTGGCGCATGTCTGAACACACTAAAACCGATGCCCTGATTGAAATTGAGGCACTGGCGCGTGCCGCACAGTTCCTTACCGACACGCCAGCCCGCATTGAACTGGCGGAGATCCTTATGTCGCAGATTGAAGAGGTCGCTAAAAAAGCGCAGGAGGCCGGGAATGAGTGACATTCTGAAAATTATTGGATCGTGTGTTCACCTCGATCGCCAGGGTAAAAATCACGTTGGGTTCTGCCCATTACATAGCGAGAAAACGCCGTCATTCACGGTTTATCCTGCAGCCCAGAACTTCCGCTGTTTTGGTTGTGGTGTGCAAGGTGATGCTGCGGATTTTGCGAAGCTGATGCTGGATCGTGGGCTGGACGCTGTGCTTAACGTGAATCTGCATGTGGCTCCGGGTTTTACCGGGACCGTGGTGGTTCATCTGAAAGAGTGGCGTCACGTGTGTGATTACCCGCTGGTTAACGGGGAGCACATTGCCACGCTGTCGTCATTTCTGGAAATGGCCCGTCAGGCTGGCTGGTCTGTTACCTCTGAACAGGGGGTGTGCAATGCCTAAGGGTTCCCGTACTTACCGGACAGACCACGATGTGCTGGTGAACCTGCAGCGCTCGCTGGATCTGATGTACTGCGCTCAGTCCATTCTGAGTGGTGGCAGCGAATCGATGCAGATTTATGTCCACGCCCTGGTGGATGTGGCGACGCATCTTACTCAGGAATCAACAAACGCGCTAGATCTTGGTGAACAAACTGATAGCGAACACGGGGTGTGTAATGGCTGAGCAATATGAAAAATACACCGGAAGCTTGTGCCTGAAGCTGGCGAAGGCATACATCCGCCACGTCATGAAAGACAGCGGCAGGCCTGTCGCTTTTGTTGATGCTGATAATGGCCAGCGCGTAACGATTATGCTCGAAGAAACCTCCACGGCGGAATGTATTCGTAAGGGACTGGTCATGCCGGCAGAGGATGAGTATCCGGGTCAAACCGGAAAGGCTTTTGCGGTGCATATGCTGAATGTCTGCCTCAGCGGCGACGATATCAGCAGTGAAGGACTGGATGTGATGAACAGTATCTTTCGTGATGGTGTGGCGAACTTTTTGGCGCAGGAGAAGAACAATGGCTGATAAAACTGAACTGATGGCAGGTTCTCACGTCGCGGGAGATTCCGGCGAGATTGACTCCGATACGCTGCTGGAAATGGTGAACGAGACTCGCAAAGAGTGTGGAGAAAAGCCAATTCGCAACAACGTTTTCATCGATCGCATTAAGGATGAGCTGGTCGGGGAGTTTTACAAAACTTTTGTAAAACCTCATGGCAGTAAGGGTGGACGCCCATCCGAGGGAATCATCATGCGAATGAAGCAGGCTCTTCGCGTTGCAGCCCGCGAGTCAAAAGCAGTGCGCCGTGGCCTGGTTGATAAGCTGGAGGCTCGTTACCAGTCGGTACCCGTGCCGCGCGAACTGTCTACGATGGAGATCCTCCAGATTGCTATGGCATCTGAGCAGGGGCGCCTGGCAGAGAAAGCCCGTGCTGACAAAGCTGAGCGTACCAAAGCCGAAATCGGCAACCGCCGGGAAGCGACGGCGATGGCAACCGCATCAGCCGCCGTGCGCAAATCAAAACAACTGGCTGAGCGGTTGGGTGAATCAGAAAAACACGCCACGGTGAAAGCGGTGAAGCAGGTCACCGATATCGAATATGGCTGGCGGCTACTTAAAAAATGGTGTCAGGCAAATGGGCTTGAACCCCACAAGGTGGCGGATCCACAGTTTGGCTTTGTCAAATCCTGGCCGCGTGAAGCTTGGCTTGCTGTATACGATGTTAATCTCGCGGATTACTGGGGAGCGCAGGTATGAGCAGAATCGAACAGTTACTTTCCCGCTGCGATTTGAGCAAAGAAGATGATGAAACGCTGACGGAGATCCGCATGCATTCCGAGGCGGCGTACGAAGGCATCCTGTCGGGTCTTGGCTCTGTCGGTAACGTGGTCTTCTGGGCCTGTGATAATAAAAATTACAGCGATGAAATAGCGCGTGATGATTTGTACCGGCTGGGTGAGATGTTGATGTATTTACCCGGTATTGCGGCGGCGCTGAAATTTAATGCAGATGAAGCGGATTTTAATATCGGCGAGCGCAGGCGAATGCCCGGTAAATAATTCCTGCATTAACAGATAACGCTTATACATAAATTAGCGGCCATCGGGTCGGGGACTGTCTCGCCCTGATGGCAGGAGAATCGATATTTATGAACCAAAAAAATAACGCTCTTGAATTACATCGCAAGCATATTGCTGATGCCTTTGTGAACTACTGCCGCATGCATAATGCTGGTTTAGCGTTGATTAACGTGGTGGTTAAACGACAGGTGATCACCCTGAGTGACCTGACTCCAACGGCGGTAGCTTGCTGTCTTATCAACAGTATGGAACTTCAGTGTTTCCGTAAGTTTGGCCGGGATAAAGGTATGTCCATCCTGATGGAAACTTATGCCGGGATGCTGAGTAAGGATAACAGTCGCCTCACTTCTGAAGGTGTGGAGTTTATGAATGAAGTGATGAAAACGGCGGTGACGGCTGCGCTGGAAAACCCAAAAAATAATAAGTTTGGACTGGAGATTTATCATGCGTAACAAACAAGGAAATTGCTTTTCTGGTGGGGCAAGTCTGACAGATAAATTTATCCAGGAGATTCGCCACGTTGCAGAGAAGAACTTTGTACTTTATTTCCACCGGCAGTTAAACGGAATCGAAGCAGTCGTTCCAGAAACTGATATTCAGAAACTTGAAAGTGGAGAGTATGACGCAAATTTGGTCGAGGGACTGCGCCTGGTCGCCGCCCTTTGGCACGGTATGCAAATTGAAGTTTTAACGCTGACGGATGAACAAAATCTTTCGCTCTGGCGCTGGGTGGTAGCTGCTGTTTATGTCTGTGAGATGTTCGATACAAATGGATCCGTCGAAGTAAAAAATGCACAGGGAGAGCCTGAAGAAGTAACTATATATGCCGGTGAACAGGGCGCTATCGTCATTTATCCGTGCTCTGAACGCTTTGCTCTGGCAAACCATATCGATGGGCTGGCTTATGAAATGTTCCCGGCGAACAAAGCCCCTGAGATGGCGGCAGCAATTTACCGCAGTATGGTCGACATAAATCCTGTTACAGGCATTGATATGTCCAAAGAGGGCCTTGACGGTATGGCGCTTCTTCACGACAGCTTTATTGAAACGCTGAAGACGGAAGGCATTCCGGCGGCGCCAGTGGCTCACTGAGAGGCAGATGATGAAGAACGCACCGAACCTGAACAAACTGCCGTCAGATCCGTTTACAGAGGCAATTATCTTTGCCGGAGAAAAAGCCTGGACATTCGCCGAGGACTGGCAGCGGAGCAACACCATCGGCGACACGATACCGCCGGTTTATCTCGGTAAAAAACAGCTTGATGAACTGCACAATCTGAACATAGTCGACTCTGATCGGCGCTATGTCAGGGTCTACCGGGCTGGGCCAATATCCGAAAAGCACATAAGCCTTATCGCCACGAAGCTTGCTCTCGCCGGTGTGCAGGAGGCTCGTTTTTATTCTGAAAGCCAGGAAGTGCTCGAGGACTGGACGGCACGACTGCCTTCACTAAAGGCTGAAGCCGAGAAGGGAAGCAGTGTAGTGGTCTCGCTGCCGGTCAGAGGAAAAAAACAACAGACCTTGACTGATGATGACCTGAAACCCCGGATTGAAAACCGCGATGACGGTATCTACTGGATAACACCAAAGGTGGACAAGGAAAGCGGCGGGGTGACCATCAATGAGAGCTGGTTATGCTCCCCGCTCGACGTCCTGAGCATTGGCACTGACGGAAAAGACCGCTATCTGATCGCTCGCTGGCAACCTGAAGGTGAAGATTTGCCGGTCATCCGTGCCATACCGCAGGCGGATATCGGCGAGCGGGAGGGATGGCGCACTCTGAAGGGCGGCGGTGTCAACGTCACCACCAAAAGCAACCTGCGAGCTACCCTGGCAGACTGGATGCAAAGAAGTGGCAGAGGGCAACTCTGGCGCATCGCCCACGCCACCGGTTGGCAGTGCGGTGCCTACATTATGCCGGATGGTGAAATTATCGGAAAACCTGAACACCCGGTACTCTTCAACGGGCGCAGTTCTGCCGCTGCGGGTTACACCATGAAGGGGAGTACCGACAGCTGGCGCAACAGCGTGGCGCGTCTTGCCTGCGGAAATTACTCCATGATGACCGCCATGGCGGCAGCGCTGGCTGCGCCTCTTATTGGACTCACCGGTGCCGACGGTTTTGGTATTCATTTTTATGAACAGTCCAGTGCGGGTAAAACCACCACAGCAAACGTGGCCTCCAGCCTGTACGGCAATCCGGATATGCTCCGGCTAACGTGGTACGGAACGGCGCTGGGGCTGGCGAATGAGGCGGCGGCGCACAATGACGCGCTGATGCCGCTGGATGAAATCGGGCAGGGTGCTGACCCCGTAGAGGTGTGGAAATCAGCCTACGCATTGTTCAACGGTACCGGGAAACTGCAGGGGGCCAAAGAGGGGGGCAACCGTGAGCTGAAGCGCTGGCGAACCGTTGCCATCAGCACTGGAGAAGTTGACATGGAAACGTTTGTGTCCGGAGCAGGTCGCAAGGCCAAAGCCGGACAGCTGGTTCGTCTGCTGAATATTCCAATGAGTCGGGCGGTACGCTTCCATGGCTATAAAAATGGTAAGCAGCACGCCGATGCCATCAAGGATGCGTATCAAAATCACCACGGTGTTGCTGGTCGTGAGTGGGTGCGGTGGTTGGCAGAACATCGTGATGAAGCGGTGGCAGCTGTGCGCTCAGCCGAGGAGCGCTGGCGCAGTCTTATCCCGGCAGACTATGGCGAGCAGGTTCACCGTGTGGGCTCACGGTTTGCGATCCTTGAGGCGGCTCTGCTGCTGGGGCGGGTGATTACTGGCTGGGATGAGCAGACCTGTCGTGATGCCCTGCAGCACAGCTATAACGCCTGGATTGGCGTGTTCGGTACCGGCAACAAGGAAATCGAGCAGATTATTGAACAGGCGGTGCAGTTCCTGAGCACTTTCGGTATGCGACGGTTCGCTCCCTTACCCTATGACGAGCAAAGTCTGCCCATCAACGAGCTGGCGGGGTACAGGAATAAGGGTAACCATGTGGACGATCCGCTGTTGTTTTATGTGCTTCCGGGCGTGTTCAAGTCGGAGGTGGCGAAGGGATTCGACAGCGGCCAGTTTGCCCGCACGCTGTGTGAGGCCGGAATACTGAAGAAGTCGCCGAGTGATAAGGGGTATCAGACGCTAACGCCGCGCCTCAGGCACCTGGGCAACATCCGCATGCGTTCGTATTTACTGGTTCAGCTTGATGAAGGCGGGGAGATAACAGAATGACAGCACATATTGCGGCACATGGCTGGCTGGTGGTCGACGTGCAGAGTAAAACTATTAGCAACGGCAACAGCATGGCATTTACTCGACTGGCGGTGGTGCTTCCCTGCCGGGATGTGGAGAACGGCGAACTGACATTCTGGCTGGCGGTAACGGCGTTTGGCAAGCAGGCAGATTATCTGCTGAAGCACCAGAAGGGTGACCTGATTAGCGTATCGGGCAATATGCAGGCCAGCCAGTGGAAAGGCAATAATGGCATCCTGCAGACGGGTTATCAGATGGTGGCTGATTCTGTGATTAGTGCGAAAACCGTTCGACCGGGAGGGCGGAAGAAAGGTATTGGTGCTCAGCCGACCCCAAATGACGATTATTCGGATGATGTGCCTTTTTGATAACCAGAGGGCGGGGATACCCGCCCGAAGACCGGGTGTGCAAAATGAACGACGACATTAAAGAAAAGGTCCTCAGCCAAAATAAATCAGGAGTACAGAACAATGCGTGATATTCAGGTGGTTTTAGAACGCTGGGGAGGCTGGGCAGCAAGTGATAGCTCTGGGGTGGATTACTCCCCTATTGCGGCCGGGTTCAAGGGGCTTCTTCCTCAAACTAGCAAAACTCGCCTTTCATGCACTGATGATGATGCGTTGATTATCGAGAGTTGTTTGGCTCAGTTGAAGAAAAGAAAACCGTATGAGCATACGCTACTAGTCGCGCATTATCTTTACGGCATCTCCAAGCGGAAGCTGGCAAAAGTCCATAAGAAGGATGAGAAGCTAATACGCATTGAGATACAAATGGCTGAGGGCTTTGTAGATGGATGTTTATCAATGTTAAATATTAAATTGGATATGGATGCATAGAGAAACGCCCCTGATTGGGGCGTTTTGTTATTTTATGAAAGACATTTCTTGTATAAAATCATTAACTCTATCTTTAACGGTACAGTTCCAAAAATCAGCATCCTCGAATCTTTTGTAAATGTCATCAAATTGTTTTTGATCACTTTCTGTTTGAGGACTGAATCGTTTGTTAATGTGTAGGCTATCTCTTATTATTCCGTAGAAGATTATTGTGATTCGTGAAATGTCGGACGTTCTTTCAAATGAGTAGGGTATAGTATCTACCCCTAAAATGGTGGCTAATTTGTCGATTGAGTCAGTTGTTAATTTACCACTCAGCAGATCCCTTTCGCCAAAGCAATGAATGAATACTGCTGTTATGTAAATGAGTCTGTAAATATAATAGGTGTTTTCGGTAAATCTCTTCTCTTCAAGACTTAGGAATATATTCAAATTTCTTGCATATGTGTGAGTTTCTCTCAGCGAGAGATTTGTTTGGCTAATTAATTGTCGTACACCTTCGCCGATATGTTTTTCTATTAATGATAAGGATGGGCTATCTTTAGCTAGTTGTAACCAGTAAGTTACGGAAGTCTTACAGTTTTCAGAACGACCATTTTTATATGTATCGGGTAGTGAAATTGTGTACTTTATGAATTTATCAAGATACTTTTGGGAGTCAAGGCTGTAACCATAGATATGATTAATAGATGCTCTTAGTTGTTTTGTGTTGGTAACCAAGATGAAGTATACATTCTGTGTGTCGAAAATATGTTTTATTACTTCAAGTATGGATGTTGAAAAATTAGGTTTGCATCTATCAAGTTCATCAATGATAATTACTGTTTTGTGCTTTGATGAAATATCTTCGATGCAAGCCTTAAGTGAGTTTATGTTTTTCTCTGCTTCAATATGGTCTTCTAAAATGTTTTCAATAGTCCCGTCAATTGCCGCGTTGCTCGCTTTTTTTATCGCATCTTGGAATTCATCTGCCATATTGTCAGTTTCTTGGCGCAAGACCCAGCCTGCCCCGGCTTTTAAGGCTGTTTTCATACCAAATCTAATTGCAGGAAGTGCTTTCTTAATGAATGTTTGTTTTTCCCTCTCTGGCAAAGTTCGGGCGATTGCGGATGTTATCAGAAGTAAAGGTGATTCTGCATGATCTCCTTTAAAAGCGTCTATATAGATAACTTTCGATTCAGGTTCTTGCTCATTAATAAGATTTTTTAGCTTGATACTGAATTCGGTCTTACCTGTTCCCCAGTCACCATCTATCACAAGTGGTGAAATATCGGTTTCTGGTTTGAGTAGTTTTACAATATTTTCAGCAATAGATTTTCTTTGAAACTCATCGCGATCTGAAAATGATAGGGTTTCTTGCATAAAATTATTCCCTTAACGCTATCTTGGAAGAGTATGACGATACTGTATTAAACAGGAAAAAACATTAACGCGGTCCGCAAAAACCGTTGTAATCTGTTAAGAGTGGTCACTTCGACACACAGCTTAATCATCGAAACCCTGCCAGAAATGGTGGGTTTTTCGCATACTGACTGCTATGTAATCAATGAGCATACTCAGAGCGTCTTTGTTCGTTCGTTTTCAGTGGAAAAAGCGTTAACTATCAGTTATGGGTTTCGAACGATACAAAGGCCGAGGCCCTACCAGAAATGGTGGGGTTTCGTCTTTTCAGAAGGTCCGGTTACAGCCCGCGAACTCCTGAGCACCAGAGGCCAACGACAGCGAGGCAGGCCGCAATAGCAATCACAGCAACCATGTTACGCATTTTGTCTTTTCTACGAGATCTTTCGAATGGTGTTCGGGAACCACAGTAACAGCAGTCCGTCGTATCCGGGCAAGTCAGCTTTCCGCAGTCTGGGCACGGTCTCAGTATTGATGGCATCTAATGATCTCAGGGTTAACTCAATTTAAAGTCGTAAACGGTTGTTCGCATCACCTCGTGGCTGGGTATCTTATGCATAACAAACTCCGCAGAACAGGACGGACAATACGCGTTTATATAGGAATGGTTAAAAATCTTGGCGATTTTTGTAGATGGCTGGAGTATCGATATTTTTTCGTTCTGGTAGCAGTGTGCGCAAATATAGTGAGGCTCATTACTTCCATTGAGCGCATCTTTAAAGCGATACACGGTAGATCCCGCTTCGGTTTTGTGAATCGAGTAGTGATTAGCGTTTTGAAAAAAATCTTCCTTTTTGGATTTTTCTTCAGAGAGCTGCATTACCAGTTCTTTCTCTGCATGATAAAGGCTCGCGAGCTCTACATTCAGCATTTGAAGATCAGTGATTTTTTGGCGTAAATCACTCACCGCATCACTGACCAAAGCAGCATCGCGACCATCCTGGATGATTTTTAGCAGATCGTAAGCCTGTTTTGCCGCAGATAATGCAGCTGTTGTTTCAGCAAACATAAAGATATTCTCTTATTCTGAGTCGGTTATTTTTGGCGATTTAACGATATCAGATGCGGGAGTGGGGGAGCTACAGAAACCCTCTGGTTTGCATGGATAGTTTCACTTATGTATTATTGCGCGCCTGGCCCTTTAGCTCAGTTGGTTAGAGCGTGCGACTCATAATCGCCCGGTCGCTGGTTCAAGTCCAGCAAGGGCCACCAACCGCCACTAGCTCATCGGGAAGAGCGGCAACATGATGTTGTAGTACGAGGTTCGAGGCCCCGGTGGCGGACCAAAGCCGACTTAGCTCAGTAGGTAGAGCAACTGACTTGTAATCAGTAGGTCACCAGTTCGATTCCGGTAGTCGGCACCAAAAGCGGTCATCGTATAATGGCTATTACCTCAGCCTTCCAAGCTGATGATGCGGGTTCGATTCCCGCTGACCGCTCCAGATGCCCACAACACCACTTAACACTGAATTAAGTTTTTCTAAACCCATTTAAATCTCACATGCTTATACTCATTCAAATGATGAATGAGAGGTATCTATGAGAGAAGGGTATTACTGGATTCAGTACAACGGTGGAAGGGAGATCGCTTACTACGTCCCGGAGGTTATCCATGATTTGGATTCCGGTAAAACTATCATCGGTGCCTGGTACGTCACGCGAGGTGATGATCTCTGCAACAATGGTGAGGTTGAGGTGATAAGCGGGCCCCTACAAGAGCCACTGTAATAACTAATCCATAGTATTGACATTCTGCTGTAATGCCTTGGTTTCCTTTCCCTTGGTTTCGTCATTGCAGGCACGTATTACCCATGGATATGATGGAGCTACGATGAGTCCTGCCTATGTGGCAGGTCGTTTTCGGGTGAATAACCTGACCGCAGTGAGAACATGGCCTTGAAAGCGATGTTATATTTATCTGAGGCGGTGTTTTGTTAATTGTCTGTTCTGGAATCTGAACCTATCCCCGAAAGCGGGGATGATTATTAATTTTAAGTGTTTGGCTTACTGTTGGACTGAAAAAGGGTACTGCAGGAAGGGCAGATAAGGTTTAACCCTTTTTGTACGCGTGAAAAACTATGCTCGGACAGATTTGAACACTTAGGGCAGGTGCATTTAACCAAGTAATTCTGGCGAGTTTTAACGGCTTTACGAACTGACATTACGGACTCCTGATGATGTTAGCGTGCTGAAACTAAGAGAGGTAGACGTTAGCCGCGGTAGGACCTCTGAGACCATTGATGCGACAAAACTCTACTCGGATACCGGGGATTAGTGTTTTTGATTCATTGGGACTAACGGCTGAAACGTGGACCAGGACGTCCTTTCTGCCATCGGATGGGGTGATAAAACCTTTTCCGCTTTTCCTGTCAAACGATTTGACAATACCTGTCATTTTACGGGACAAACAATTTCCTTCATGGTGATAACGGGGTCATACTATACGTATGAATGACAATAAAGCCAGATTTATTAATTTTTAGCGGCAGAGGCTGCCAGACGGCTAAAATAATTGTTGCTTAATTATTTTAGCCATGCGTTAATAGCTTCCTCGGTTTGAAAAGCAGACCACATACAAAGTAGTTTACTAAAGCAGTCCTCATCACCAGGCGTTATTTCGAATATTCCTCCTTTTGAGCCTCTCCATTAAGTACTAAGTATTTTCTGTAACGCAGACCATATTGCCATTGCGGCTCAAATTAAGGAATTATGATATGTCTAATAAAATGACTGGTTTAGTAAAATGGTTTAACGCTGATAAAGGCTTTGGTTTTATCTCCCCAACAGATGGCAGCAAAGATGTATTTGTGCACTTTTCTGCTATTCAGAGCGATAACTTCCGGACCCTGTTTGAAGGCCAGAAAGTCCAGTTCTCTATTGAGAGCGGTCCTAAAGGCCCGGCAGCGGGAAACGTTGTTGTAGCTGAGTAAATTATACTGACCTCTGTCCATTTGCGATAACGATGACGGTTTTCCTGAGTAGTCAGATTGACAGAAGTGAGTGATACGGATTGCCAGTACTGGGTTACTTTACTGGGATGATGTTCAACACAGCAGGTCAGCATGTTTTCTCACATCCCCCCGGGGGAAAAGTATGTTGGCTGTTGTGGTAAGGTGCATGATTGCTGCACAAAGTAGTTCAGAGCAGAGGCTAATCCTGCCCGGAAAAATAAAGTGCGTAAGAGGTCAGGCGGCCTTAGAAAGTACCTAACATCCAGTTATATAAAACCTGCTATTGGCGGGTTTTGTCGTTTCTGGGGAGGGTATTTTCGCAACCCTTTATGTCTCAGTCCAACAGGAAAGATTTTCGTTGGCTAAATCTGTCTATGGAAAAGTCTAAGCATAGAAAAGGGATTAATCTCTGTACTGATATCGGACTTGATGAGAAACCGGAAGAAGGAATTATCATTAAGCTCGATAGAGTTGTCAGAGATGAGTTAAAACGAACTTCGTTAATTTCTACCATAAATAAAATTCTTCGTAAAAAGACCCTATAAGGGTCTTTTTTTATGACCTTAACAACGCCATCCGAGCTTTCGGAGGTGAGGCTATGACCAGAATGAGCACTATTTACAGCAGACTGTCATATGGAACGGGCACAGCCTTGACGGGGTGCGGAGTTTCAGCCAAGGCATATGCCGACACAACAAAAGAGGTATCGTGGATGTTGGCCGACAAAATAGCGGGGCTCAGCCTGAGTGACTGGGCGATTATTGTCGGTATTGCCTGCACCGTCATTACCTGCGCCGTGAACTGGTATTACCGTCGCAAGGAGAGGGAGGACAGGCTGAATGGCAATGTCTACGGGACAGAGAAGTAAGCTCAGCGCAGCAGTGATTGGCCTGATTCTTGCGGGTGCATCCGCTCCGATTATTCTCGATCAGTTTCTGGATGAGAAAGAAGGTAACAGCCTTACGGCTTATCGAGATGGAGCTGGGATCTGGACCATTTGCCGAGGTGCCACACTGGTGGACGGAAAACCGGTGATTCAGGGCATGAAGCTGACGCAGGTCAAATGCGACCAAGTGAATGCCATTGAGCGCGACAAAGCGCTGGTGTGGGTGGACCGCAATATCAAAGTACCACTGACTGAACCACAGAAAGCGGGAATTGCGTCATTTTGCCCCTATAACATCGGCCCGGGTAAATGCTTTCCCTCGACGTTCTACCAGCGCATGAATGCCGGTGACACGAAGGGAGCGTGCGAGGCAATTCGCTGGTGGATAAAAGACGGTGGGAAAGATTGCCGCATTCGTTCCAATAACTGTTACGGGCAAGTGTCACGGCGTGCTCAGGAAAGCGCACTGACGTGCTGGGGGATAGACCAGTGACCGGCACAACAAAAACTATTTTAATCGTCGTGATATTCGGTGTTATCGCCATATTGTGCGTACTGCTGGCTCTCAGCCGCGCCGACCTTGCTATTTCTGAAAGCGATAATCAAATCCTGCGAAGTGATAACGCTCTACAAGGAGAGGTTATCGCCACTCAGGCATTCAACTTTAACCTGTTTAATCAGGTATCCGAGCACACCAGACAGCTTAATTCGCTCATTGATGCTGGTACTGACAGGACTGTGATTGAATACCGGGAGATTCTTCGTCGTGAAAAAACATGTGATTTGCTTGTTCCTGCTGATGTCGCTGGTGGGCTGCTCAACTACGCGTACCGTTTACGTGCCAGCGCAATGCACCCCGATACCAACAGACCTGACGAAACCGATGATCGTTCCATTCCCGCCACAGGGCTGACGTACTGCCAGGCTGTTCTCTGGATAAAGCCGTTGCTGGGGGAGTTAGAGAAAGGGAATAATCAATTGGCGGGAATCCGCAAGATTGAACAGAGAAAGAAATAAATAGTCTGTCTGTAAACTATTTTTAGGCACTAAGATGACTCATCCTTGAGACAAAATACCCAGTATTTCTCAGGGGTTAAAGCGATTAAAGGTCATGTGCAGCATTGCATGGAAAACAAAAATTGCTCACTACTATTTTTAAAGTTTTCAATGTCAAAATGTAACCTAAAAATAAACTCGACTGAGGTGTAGTTAATGCTTGCTTAGTATGGTTAATCATGCGTTAATGAGTTGTCGGTTTGGCACTGAATTTATCCTAAGCAATTCTCATCTCTTGTATCTTTTGATCTCCTCTTGGGTATTCTCTTTAATCTGATAAGTTTTTGTTTCAGACCATTTTGCCTATACGGCTAGTTTAAAAGGTATTCTAATGACTGTAAAAAATACAGGGCAGGTTAAATGGTTTAACCATGCTAAAGGGTTTGGGTTTATCACTCCCGCAGATGGCGGAAAGGACGTTTTTGTGCATTTTAGTGCGATCCAAAACGATGAGTTTCGAACTCTTTATGAAACGCAACAAGTTGAGTTTATCGTTCAGGAAGGCCCTAAAGGACCTTCAGCTGTAAGCGTTGTTGTACTCTAAGGACATTATTATTACATCACATATTCATTTCCGTTGCCCTTGCTGTCATGGTTCGCAGTACAGAACCTCGCACTTTGATATTTCTGATAGCAATCCATTCGGAGCCAAGTGCATTTTTTGTAAATCCTCAATGATCTCATTTGATAATGCTGCTTTGTACATTAAATCAGGACAACTTCCTGTCGATTTTCGCAAGTAGCATGTTTTTATAGATAATTATTGTTGATATTCATTATGGTGCTTCCGGACATCAGCAACTTGCAGACCAGGAACACAAATGAAAAAGGTTATTGTTTTTTTTAACGCAGAACCTAGCGTAGTGGTTTCCGTTGCGATGGATGCAACCACAATTTCCAGGACATATCCTGGCGGTGAGACTACGAGTCTCCAAATCATGTCTGCAGGATTCCCGTCGCTGACAGGTGATCATCGAATTATATATGTAGCGACTGACCGAGAGCTCTCGGCAGAAAATATAGAAGAAGCAGCAAAGAAACACTATTGAGTCAGTAGCTTTGATTTGCTAAGACCTGAGCCCCGCTATGCGGGGTTTTTTTTTACTATTTGTACATGTTTTCTCAGGAGAAGCTTTCTTACGCGGTCTGGAGTCATCTGATAGTGATAAATGGAGATCTAAGATTGATAACCATTATCAAAAGGTACTCCCTGAGGGGGACCCTGCCACGGGGCGGCGGGCTCGCGGGGAACGGCTAGTTTTTCGGATCCATGGTCATCATCATCATGTGGGTAGGTCTTTGTTTTTTATGAGGGCCATTTTTCAAAGATGTCGAATCGTTTAAAAAGTGTTCACCATCATGGACCAGGAAATCGCCTCTCTCAAACTGAATATCAACCAGCTGGCGGCTATCACCGACGTACACCGACAGACGGTAGCCGCCAGGCTTAAAAATATCGAACCCGCAGCGGGCAGTAACAGCAAACTCAAACTCTACCTCATCACCGATATCCTGACCGAGCTGATGATACCCACGGTTTCCGCCAACCTTGAAGATATGCCGCCGTCCGACAGGCTGGCGCACTGGAAGGCGGAGAATGAGCGGCTTAAGTTCGAACAGGACACCGGCCAGCTTATACCTGCAGATGAGGTCGCAAGAGAATTTTCACTGATGGCGAAAGCCGTCGTCATGGTGCTTGAAACCCTTCCTGACATTCTTGAACGCGACTGCGCGCTGCCACCGGCGGCGGTGTCGCGCGTCCAGACCGTCATTGACGATTTACGTGACCAGATGGCGCAGAAAGTCCAGGACGCCGAACAAGAGGAGGCCGATACCGAGGAGGAGTGATGGCAAAGCGTGCATCGGCATGCGGTATTCGCCGGGATGTTTCCGGTATCCTTCGCGCGCCGCGTCGAATGGACGTGGCCGATGCGGTCAGCGCTTATATGCGTGTCCCGATGGGTGCGGGCAACTCAGTGCCGTGGGATCCGGATCTGGCTCCCTATGTTATCGAGCCGATGAATTGCCTGGCATCGCGCCAGTATGATGCCGTGGTGTTTGTTGGTCCGGCGCGAACGGGTAAAACCATCGGTCTTATCGACGGCTGGATTGTCTATAACATCGTCTGCGATCCGGCAGATATGCTGGTGATTCAGGTCTCAGAGGAAAAGGCGCGCGAGCATTCGAAAAAGCGTCTGGATCGTACTTTCCGCAGCAGCCCTGAGGTGAAAACGCGGCTCAGCCCGCGGCGGAACGATAACAACGTCCATGACCGCACCTTCCGCGCCGGTAACTATCTGAAGCTTGGCTGGCCGTCCGTCAACATCATGTCATCGTCAGATTACAAAAGTGTGGCGCTCACCGACTACGATCGTTTCCCCGAGGATATCGACGGCGAGGGGGATGCGTTTTCCCTGGCATCAAAGCGAACCACCACCTTTATGTCCTCCGGTATGACGCTGGTGGAGAGTTCCCCGGGCCGCGATATCCGGGATACGAAATGGCGGCGCAGTACCCCGCATGAAGCGCCGCCGACAACCGGCATTCTGGCACTGTACAACCGCGGCGACCGTCGTCGACTTTACTGGCCCTGTCCGCACTGCGGCGAGCATTTCCAGCCGGAAGTGGACAACATGACCGGCTACCGGGATATCGCCGATCCGGTACAGGCCAGCGAGGCGGCTTTTTTACAGTGTCCCGCCTGCAAAGGGAAAATTACGGCTGACCAGAAACGCGCGCTTAACATGAAGTGTATCTGGCTCCGGGATGGTCAGACGGTTGACCGTCACGGCAACGTCAGCGGGGAAGGGCGTCGTTCCCGCATCGCCTCGTTCTGGATGGAAGGACCAGCGGCGGCGTACCAGACCTGGGCGCAGCTTATCTATAAATATCTGACAGCTGAGCAGGACTATCAGGCAACCGGCAGCGAGGAAGCGCTCAAGACGGTGGTGAATACCGACTTTGGTCGGCCGTATCTTCCCCGGTCGAGCATGGAGCAGCGCAAAAGCGAGCTGCTCGAGCAGCGTGCTGAAAATGTACCGAAGCGCACCGTGCCCGACGGCGTGCAGTTTCTGGTGGCGACGGTTGACGTCCAGGCGGGCCGCAACCGTCGCTTTGTGGTCCAGGTGACCGGGTACGGCAGCATGGGTGAACGCTGGCTGGTGGACCGGTACAACATTAAACAGTCCCTGCGGTGTGACTCCAACGGAGAAAGCCAGCAGATTGATCCGGCAAGCTATCAGGAAGACTGGGACCTCCTGCTGACGGACGTTTTTAATAAAACGTGGGCGCTGGCCTCGGATCCGTCGAAAGGGATGCGGCTGATGGCCATGGGCGTCGATTCCGGCGGTGAAGATGGCGTAACGGATAATGCGTATAAGTTCTGGCGAAAATGCCGTCGTGAGGGCTTAGGCAAACGCATTTATCTCTTCAAAGGGGACAGCACCACCCGCGCACAGCTCATCAAACGCACGATGCCAGACAACACCAACCGAACCGGCCGCCGTGCGCTGGCCGCCGGTGATGTTCCACTTTATTTCCTTCAGACCAATGCGCTTAAAGACCGTGTGAATAACGCCCTGTGGCGTGATTCCCCTGGTCCCGGCTACGTGCATTTCCCGTCGTGGCTGGGAGCCTGGTTCTATGAGGAGCTGACCTATGAGGAGCGCGCACCGGACGGTAAGTGGAGTAAACCCGGCAAAGGCGCAAACGAGGCGTTTGACCTGCTGGTGTATGCCGATGCGCTGGTGATGCTTCACGGCTACGAAAAAATTAAGTGGCCGGATGCCCCCGACTGGGCGCAAAGGGAGACGTGGGTGGAAACCCTGCAGACAGAAGATGCTGTGATGCCCGCCCCGGTGCTGCCCCATATTCCGGTCGCAAAAAAAGCAAAGCGCAGGCGCGCCGCGAATGACAAACCTAACCCATGGAAAACCTCAGGAGGCTGGGTATGAACCAGAGCGATATTGAAACCATGATCCAGCATTACAGCCAGGCGGAAATGGCGGTACTGGAGGGAAAGTCTGTCCGTTTTAACGGGCAGGAAATGACGATGGAGAATCTTTCCGAGATCCGCAAAGGGCGTCAGGAGTGGGAGCGTCGTCTCTCCACCCTCAGTCAGAAAAAACAGGGGCGGCCCGGTTACCGCCTGGCGAGGTTTAAATGACAATTCTGGATAACGCCATCGGCGTATTCTCACCCGGCTGGAAAGCCGCCCGGCTCCGTGCCCGGGCCATGATTCAGGCCTATGAAGCGGTTAAAACCACCCGGACACACAAGGGGCGCCGTGAAAACCGGAGTGCCGACCAGCTCAGCCAGATGGGGGCGGTTTCCCTGCGGGAGCAGGCGCGCTGGCTCGATAACAACCATGACCTGGTCATCGGTATCTTCGACAAACTCGAAGAGCGCGTCATCGGCAAGCAGGGGATTATCGTTGAGCCTCACCCGAAAATGACGAACGGGAAGGTGGCGAAGCAGCTGGCCGCCGAGATCCGGACAAAGTGGGGGGAATGGTCCGTACGCCCTGAGGTCACCGGGCAGTTTACCCGCCCCATGCTGGAGCGCCTGATGCTCAGAACGTGGCTCCGGGACGGCGAAGTGTTTGCTCAGCTGGTTCAGGGCGCGGCGGCAGGGCTTGTCCCCGTGGCGGGCGTGCAATTCTGGCTTGAGGCGCTTGAGCCTGACTTTGTGCCAATGACCAGCGATGCGGCAAAAAATCTGAATCAGGGGGTGTTCCTTGATAACTGGGGAAGGCCGAAGAAGTACCTGGTCTGTAAAAGCCTCCCGGTGTCCGGCCGACAGCTCGATACCAAAGAAATCGACGCCGACAGCATGCTGCACCTTAAGTTTACCCGCCGGCTTCACCAGACCCGCGGCACGTCGTTGCTGTCCGGCGTGTTGATGCGGCTCAGTGCGCTGAAAGAATATGAAGACTCCGAACTGACCGCAGCGCGTATTGCAGCGGCGCTCGGAATGTACATCAAAAAGGGGGACGGCCAGCTTTATGATGAGACTGGAGGCTCAAATGACAAGAATGACCGGGAACTGACGATCGAGCCGGGCATGATGTATGACGAACTGCAGGCAGGTGAAGAAATCGGGATGATCAAATCCGACAGGCCGAATCCCAATCTTGAAACCTTCCGAAACGGACAGCTGCGCGCGGTGGCCGCGGGCAGTCGTCTGAGCTTCTCCAGTACGGCGCGAAACTATAACGGTACCTTCAGCGCGCAGCGGCAGGAGCTGGTGGAGTCGACCGACGGCTATCTGATCCTGCAGGACTGGTTTATCGGCGCCGTGACCCGCCCGATGTACCGTGCCTGGCTGAAAATGGCGATTGCCAGCGGGGAGATTAAGGTGCCGCGCGGCGTGGATAAGGACACGCTCTACGGCGCGGTTTATTCGGGGCCGGTGATGCCGTGGATTGATCCGGTAAAAGAGGTGAATGCCTGGGTCACGCAGATCCGCGGCGGCTCCGCAACAGAATCCGACTGGGTACGCGCCAGCGGTCGCAATCCTGATGAGGTGAAACGCCGTCGGGCCGCGGAGATTGAAGAAAACAAAGAACTGGGACTGGTGTTTGACACCGACCCCGCCAACGACAAAGGAGGCACCAGTGCCGAAGTTAAATCCCAAAATGGCCCACCATCCGAAGGCCAGCGCAAAAAATAGCTGGTTTCGCATGCAGGCTGGCGCCGCGAACGATGCCGATATCTTTATCTACGACGAGATTGGCTACTGGGGCGTGACGGCGAAACAGTTCGTCAGCGACCTGAAGGCGCTCGGCGACGTCAGCCACATCAACCTTCACATTAACTCGCCGGGTGGCGATGTCTTCGACGGCATCGCCATTTTTAATGCCCTGAAACACCACGGCGCCGCTATCACGGTTCATATCGACGGGCTGGCGGCCTCCATGGCGTCGGTGATTGCCATGGTGGGTAATCCGGTCATTATGCCGGAAAACACGATGATGATGATCCATAAGCCCTGGGGCTTTGCCGGAGGGGACGCCAACGATATGCGCGACTATGCCGATTTGCTCGATAAGGTCGAAAGCGTCCTGATCCCGGCCTACGCGCAAAAGACCGGCAAAACGACCGAAGAGATTGCCGCCATGCTGGAGGATGAAACCTGGATGGACGGGGCTGAATGCCTTGCGCTGGGTTTCGCTGACCAGACCACTCCCGCTCTGCAGGCAATGGCCTGTATCCATTCAAAACGTATTGAGGAATTTGAAAAGATGCCAAACAGCATTCGTAACATGGTCACCCCGCCACGCAATACCGCACAGCGTGACCCACAAAAGCCAAATGCTCAGGCACCCGTAAATGCGCCTGACCCGGTAGACGAGACCGCGATCCGTGCGCAGGTTATGGCCGAGCAAAAGGCTCGCGTTACCGCGATTAACGATCTGTTTGCCATATTCGGCGGTAAGCATAGCGATCTGCAGGCCACATGCGTTGCGGATTTGGATTGCACCGTTGAACAGGCAAAAGACAAGCTGCTGGCGGCGCTGGGCAAATCTGGCACACCATCCAACAAAAATACTCCCGCGCATATTCATGCCGGGAACGGTAACTTCGTCGGTGACGGTATTCGTCAGGCGCTGATGGCGCGCGCCGGATTTGAGGCGCGGGAAAGCGATAATATCTACAACGGTATGACGCTGCGCGAGTATGCCCGCATGGCGCTGACCGAGCGCGGTATTGGCGTGTCCAGCTATAACCCGATGCAGATGGTGGGGCTGGCGCTGACGCACAGCACCTCTGACTTCGGCAATATCCTGCTGGACGTGGCGAATAAATCGCTGCTGCAGGGCTGGGATGAAGCGGCGGAAACCTTCGAGCAGTGGACTAAAAAAGGCCAGCTTTCTGACTTTAAAACGGCGCACCGCGTCGGTATGGGCGTCTTCCCTTCGCTGCGTCAGGTCCGTGAGGGCGCAGAGTACAAGTACGTGACCACCGGCGATAAGGGCGAAACTATTGCGCTGGCCACCTACGGCGAAATCTTCTCCATCACCCGCCAGGCGATCATCAACGACGACCTGAACCAGCTGACCGACGTGCCGATGAAAATGGGCAGCGCGGCCAAAGCGACCATCGGCGATCTGGTTTATGCCATTCTGACCAAAAACCCGAAACTGTCCGACGGCAAGCCGCTGTTCCATGCCGACCACAAGAACCTGGGCAGCGGCGCTATTTCGGTGGCCAGCATCGACGATGCCCGCAAGATGATGCGCCTGCAGAAAGAGGGCGAGCGTTCGCTGAATATCCGTCCGGCCTACATGCTGGTGCCGGTTGGTCTGGAAACGCTGGCTAACCAGACCATCAAGTCTGCCAGCGTCAAAGGGGCGGATATCAACTCCGGTATCAATAACCCGATCCAGAACTTCGCCGAGGTTATCTCGGATCCGCGTCTGGACGAGGCTGATGCTAAAGCCTGGTATCTGGCCGCCGCAAAAGGGACCGACACCATCGAGGTGGCCTACCTGAACGGCATTGATACGCCGTACATCGACCAGCAGGAAGGTTTCAACACCGACGGCATCGCGACCAAGGTGCGCATCGATGCGGGCGTGGCGCCGCTGGATTACCGCGGACTGGCCAAATCCTCGGGCCAGTAATCGCCCGACGCTGTTTCCTCCCGCCCGTCAGGGCTTTTTTTATATCTGAAATCAGCCCCGCAGGGGGCTGACTGGAGCATGTTATGGCTAAAAATTTTGTACAGAACGGAAACACTATTTCCGTCAGCAATACCGGGAAGGACGCTGTAAAAAGCGGCGTTCCCGTCGTCGTCGGCGCGAGGGTCGCGGTGGCCATCACGGATATTCCGGCAGGCGCCGTGGGGGATGGTTTCGCGACAGGCGTATTCCTGCTGCCTAAGCTGGCCGCTGATGATATCGCGGCGGGCACCCCGGTATTCATTAAGGCGGGAAATATCCAGCTCGATAAAACGGATGCGGTCCCGGCGGGTGTTGCCTGGGAGAACGCCGGAACCGGCGATACCGTCGTTGAAGTGAAAATTAATGCCTAATCCCTTTGACCGTCTGGCGGCCCGCATGGATGCGGCCACCGTAAAGAGAATGGGGAAAACGGCCACCATCAACGGCCTGGAATATGACGTGGTCCCGGCGGAGCTGCTCGAGGACATGGGGCCCTTAAGCGGGACCGGTACCTCGCTGGTGGTCTTCTCCGGATCGTATCAGCCGCGTCGTAATGACAGCGTTGATTACGGCGGTGAGTCGCTTTCCGTGACCCGTTTTGACCGTTTCAACGGTAAACCCCGGATCCACCTTGAATAGGGGGAGGGAAGATGTCCGTTAAAGGGCTCGAAAGGGCCATCCAGAATCTTAACAGCCTGAGCCGGATGATTGTTCCTGACGCAACGGCTAAAGCGCTGAACCGGGTGGCCGGGCGAACCATTACCCAGGGCAGCCGGAAGGTGGCGAAGGAGGCGACGGTGGACGATAACCGGAAAAAGGGACTCCCGGTCCGGCTGGTCCGCCAGCGCTCCCGGTTACGCAAGGCCCGGCATGACCGGCTGATCGCCTCCATCAAAATTAACCGCGGTAACCTGCCCGCCATCAAACTGGGCACCGCCCGCGTCCGTCTGTCCCGCCGCAAGGGGGCAAAGCACGGGCAGGGCAGCGTCCTGAAAGTGGGGCCGTACACGTTTCGCAACGCCTTTATTCAGCAGCTGGCTAACGGTCGCTGGCAGGTGATGCGGCGCGTGGGGCGGTCCCGCTATCCCATCGATGTGGTGAAAGTGCCGCTTGATGCGCCGCTGACGGAGGCGTTTACCACCCTGTCGAAAAACCTGATCCAGAGCGACATGCCAAAAGAGCTTTCCGCCGCGCTGAAAAACCAACTGAGGATCCACCTGAAGCGATGAACAAACACAGCGCCATTCGCGCCGCCGTGCTGGAGAAACTGAAATCCGACATTACGGACTCAGTGACCTGGTTCGACGGACGCCCCGTCTTTCTGGAGGAGCACGATCTGCCCGCGGTGGCGGTGTATCTCTCTGATGCCGAATACACCGGCGCCACGCTGGATGAAGATGCGTGGCAGGCCGTGCTTCACGTCGAAGTTTTCCTCAAAGTCTCAAACCCGGACAGCGCGCTGGATAGCTGGATGGAAGACAAGATTTATCCGGCAATGACGGCGATCCACGGCCTTGATGCGCTTATCGAAGCCATATTCCCGCAGGGCTATGACTATCAGCGCGACGATGAGATGGCCACGTGGGGCTCCGTTGACCTGACCTACTCCCTCACTTATTCAATGTAAGGAACTGACTATGCCAACACCAAATCCGCTGGCTCCCGTAAAAGGGGCCGGAACCACACTCTGGCTTTATACCGGCTCCGGTGATGGATTCTCCAATCCTCTCTCAGACACCGACTGGAACCGCCTGGCAAAAATCAAGGAGCTGACGCCGGGCGAAATGACGGCGGAATCCTACGACGACACCTATCTGGACGATGAAGACGCCGACTGGAACGCCACCGCGCAGGGGGCAAAGTCCGCCGGTGATACCTCCCTGACGCTCGCCTGGAAGCCGGGGGAGCAGGGCCAGAAAGACCTGGTCGCCTGGTTCAATGATGGGTCAGTCCGGTTTTATAAAATCAAATACCCGAACGGCACCGTTGACGTGTTCCGCGGGTGGTGCAGCAGCCTGGGTAAGGCCATTCCGGCAAAAGAGGTGATCACCCGCACGGCAAAAATCACCAACACCGGCAAGCCTGAGCTGGCGGAGGAAAGCGGAAGCCCGGCTATCGGCGTAACGGGCGTGACGCTGGACAAAACCACGGCAAGCGTGGCGGTCAGCGCGACGACCACGCTCAACGTGACCGTTAACCCTGCCAGCGCCTCCGACCCTTCGTTCCGTGTTGCCACCTCTGACGGCAGTAAAGCGACGGTGACCGCCAGCGGTAACGTTCTGACGGTCACCGGCGTGGCGGCGGGTTCTGCGGATATCGTCGTCATGACCAGCGACGGCAATTTTATCGCCACCTGCAAAGTCACCGTGACCGCATCCTGAGGAGTCCCTGATGTTTCTGAAAAAAGAACCCTTCACCTTCAACGGTGAGTCCTTAACCGTGTTTGAGCTGTCGGCGCTCCAGCGCATTGAGTTTCTGGAGTTTCTGGCGCGCGAGGAAAAGGTGCTGGATAACGACCGTGAAAACCTGAGCGATCAGGAGATGACGGCACGGCTGGTGGGGGTAAACATCAGCTCAGGTGCGCGGCTTGTCGCTCTGTCGCTGTGGCATAACGATAAATCCGGTCCGTCTGTTGATGAGCTGCACCAGCAGGTGATGATGGAGTGGCCGGCGCAGGCGATCGGCAAGGCGGAAATGCAGATCAAGCTGCTCTCCGGCATGCTCCCGCCGGTGGCGGATCCTGATGACGGGAAAAGTGGAGAAGATGCCACCGCCGCGTCCAGCGATGAGCCCGTCACAGCGGAAAAGCCCTGACCAGCGAGCGTGATTTTGTCCTGAAGCTGGCGCGTGAGTTTGGTCGGTCCGACTGGCGCGCCATGCTGGCTGGTATGTCCTCGACGGAGCTCGGCGACTGGCATCTTTTTTATCAGTCGCATTTATTTCAGGACGCGCAGCTCGACGCACATTTCTCCGGGCTGCTCTATTCAATTAACTCCCTCTTTTTCCGGGATCCGGAACTGACCCCGGCGCACTTCAGCCTGCTGTCGCCCTCCGGGGAACGCATTGCGGATGAGGAGCCGAACGATAACGCGCTGATGACCGCTGCGGAGGGAATAACAGGAGGCGTCAGGTATGGCCCAGCAGATTAGCGACCTTGTCATTAACCTCGACGTTGATGGCTCCACGTTCAGTGAGCAGATTGCCCGCATCAAGAACCAGCTGACCGGCATGGCCGACGAGTCTGATAAGGCTCAGACGCGAATGCAGCGTGCCGCCGCAAGCCAGGGTGCTGCACTAAAAAGCGTGGGCGATGCGGGTGCCGCCGCCGCTACTGAGATGAAGTCCCGCCAGTCCGCCGCGGCGGAAGGCTTGACGAAGGACTGGCAGAACGTGTCGAAGTCGGTCGATGAGACGCATCGCCGGGTTGCCGAACTGAGCCAGCGCCTGCAGGAGAACGGCAGCCAGTCAGCCGCGTTGGCGAAGCGGCAGGATGAACTTGCCGCCTCCTTCTTTCGCCAGATAGACGGCGTGCGCCAGCTGAACGGTGAAACGCAGTCCCTGACGAACGTGCAGGCCCGGTTCCGGGCCGCCAGGGCACAGGGGAACATCACGCAGCAGGATTATCTGGCGCTGATTTCCCGGACGACGGCCAGGCAGAAGGAGCTGCTGGTCGTTGAGGAAAAATCGGCCGTAGCGCGTGCGCGATTTCTTCAGCAGCTGAAGCAACAGGTTACCGAGCAAAAACTCTCCGGCACCGAGCTGCTGCGCATCAGGGCGGCGCAGGTTGGCGCCAGCGATGCGGCTGAGGTGTATATCCGGAAACTTGAAGCCGCCAAAGTTGCCACCCATGGACTGGGCCTGCAGAGCGCCGCGGCGCGCCGGGAAATCGGCGTGCTGATGGGTGAAGTGATGCGCGGAAATTTCGGGGCGCTGAGGGGCTCCAGCATAACGCTTGCTAACCGGGCCGGGTGGATTGACCAGCTGATGACGCTGCGCGGGCTGGGGATGGCGGGGCTGATTGGTGGGGTTGCCGCTGCGGTTGTAGGGCTGGGCAAGGCCTGGTACGACGGCAGCAAGGAATCCGGGGAGTTTAATAAGCAGCTCATTCTGACCGGCAACTACGCGGGCAGGACCAGCGGCCAGCTGCAGGCGCTGGCACGTTCTCTCAGCGGCAACGGGGTAGCGCAGCACGCCGCGGCCGGTGCGCTGGCGCAGGTTGTAGGGTCAGGTAAGTTCACGAGTTCTCAGATAGAAATAGTGACTCGTGCAGCCGCCGCGATGGAGCAGGCAACGGGGCAGAGTGTCGAAAAGACGATAGGTAACTTTGAAAAGCTGTACGACTCCCCTACTAAAGCCTCTGAAGAACTGAATAAGCAGCTTCATTATCTTACCGCATCACAGTTTGAGTACATTTCAGCACTTGAACGGCGTGGAGACAAAGAGGCAGCAGGTCAGGTTGCTGCTGATGCTTACGGAAAAGCTGAGCAACTGCGAAGCCAGCAGGTTCTGGATAATCTCGGCCTGATAGAAAGTGCTATTCGATCCGCAACAAATCGCTGGAAAGCGTTCTGGGATGCAGCCATGAATGTTGGCAGGCCCATGACGGAGCAGTCTCAGCTGGATCAGGTAAACGCAACGATTGCCCAAATTTATGCTGACAGGGAAAAATCAGGTAAAAGCGATTTATTTGAGCGCGGCCTGCAGAAATTAATTAGTCAGAAGAAAGAGCTGGAATTTGTCAAAAAATCCCAGGAGGGATATGCAGAAGCTCAGGCTCGTTCTAATGAAATTAATGAGAAAGGCGTTAAGGCTCAGAGTCTACTTAATCAATATCTTGATGCCGGAACGACAGCAGCAGAAAAAAGAGCTGTAGCGCAAAAAGAGCTGAATAAAGCTATTGCTGACAATGCAAAAGCAGCAAAGGCGGGCAAAGCAACGCTATGGACGAAAGAGGATATAGATAAAGCCAGGTCTGGAATAGAAAAACTCTATAAAGACCCAAAAACGGCAAAAGCGAAAGGATATACCACCCCCGCCGGGGACCGGGCTGAAGAGAAGGCGCAGTCTGAGCTGATGACGTTACAGGCGCAGCTGAAAACCCTGCAGCAGCACACCAGCGTTAACGATGTTATCAGCCAGCAACGAAAGGACCTCTGGCAGACCGAAAACCAGTATGCGGTGCTGGAAGAAGCTGCCGGACGTCGCCAGTTGTCGGCGCAGGAGAAATCGCTGCTGGCGCATAAAGATGAAACGCTGGAGTACAAACGGCAGCTGGCGGATATGGGCGACAAGATTGCCCTCCAGCAGAAGCTGAACGGTCTGGCGGATCAGGCGGTGAAGTTTGAACAGCAGCAGCGCGCCGCGCGGGCGGGGCTGGAGGCTCAGTCAGAAGGGGTTTCCGGTCGTGAAGCCGGGCGGGAAGCCACGCTGCAGCGCCTGCGCGAAACCTATTCTTCCAACCCTCAAGCGCAGCAGAAGGTGCTGGACGCGCAGCGGGCAACCTATGAGGCGGAGGATGCGCTGCGCGCTAACTGGCTGGCGGGGGCGAAGCAGGGCTGGGCGGAATATCAGGATTCGGCGACGAACGTGTTTACCTCCGTCCAGCAGATTTCGCAGGCAACCTTCAGCGGTCTGGCAGGACAGCTGACCAGCCTGATGACCACCGGAAAATCCAGCTTCAAAGATTTCACCAGCTCGATCCTGAAAATGATCGTCGAGGTGATTAACCAGCTGCTGGTGGCCTATGCCGTTCAGAGCGCGATGGGATGGGTGAGCGGCGATATTAAAACGCCCTCTTCAGGTCAGTCCTTCGGCGTGCCGTCTTTTCGCCCCACGGGATACGACGTCGGCGGCTTTACCGGGCATGGTGGAAAGTATGAGCCGGCGGGGATCGTGCATCGCGGCGAGTTCGTATTCACCAAAGAGTCAACCAGCCGGATCGGCGTGGCCAACCTGTACCGGATGATGCGCGGCTATGCGACGGGCGGTCTGGTCGGCGGCGGTGGCGCGCTCACTTCACCTATGGGGGTTAACGTCTACGCGCCCGTTTCGGTCACCACCGGACAGTCCGGCGACACGAAACAGCAGGGGGGCGGCGATGCCCTGGTGAAAGCCTATCAGAAGGTGATCGACAGCTCCATCCGCGACGGTATTGCCAAAGAAGTCCGGCCGGGCGGCATTATCTGGAACGCCAACAAGCAGAGGTAACCGATGGCGATAGAGCATTTCCCCTGGCGTATTCAGGCCGCCAGCCAGCCGACGCTGAAGAGTAAGGATACCGTCAGAACGGCCCGGTTTGGCGACGGATACAAGCAGGTGAGCGGGTCGGGGCTGCACGACGAAGAGCTGAACTACGCGTTTTCGTTTACCGGCAACCCGGATACGGCCAGGGATATTTACGCTTTCCTGCGCAGGCATAAAACGAAGTCTTTTTCCTTTACCCCACCCGGCGGTGAGCTGACGCTGTGGCGCGTTGAGGCTGACAGCCTGCAGCGCGTTACGAACAGTAAAAAGGTGGAAACCGTCACCGCCACGTTTGAACAGGGATTTGCACCATGAGTCTTCACAGCGATTATCAGAAGCTTGAGCCGGGCAACAGCGTCCGGCTTTTTGATGTGGATGGCACCGGCTTCGGCGTCGGCGATGTGCTGCATTTTCACGCGCATAATATTGCCCATACGCCGGAGGAGATTGAGGCAGCAGGCGGTGACGAGATGAAGCTGCCCGCAAAATCTATCTGGTGGCAGGGACGGGAATATAAAGCCTGGCCCTGCCAGATTGAAGGGATCGAAACGTCAACCGACGGTACCAGCGCCCAGCCAAAGCTGTCGATCGCAAACCTGGACAGCTCCATCACGGCGCTGTGCCTGGCCTACGATGACCTGCTGCAGGCGAAGGTCACCATTCACGATACGCTGGCGCAGTATCTCGATGTGAAAAATTATCCCGGTGGTAATCCGACGGCTGATCCAACACAGGAAAAGCTGAAGGTGTACTACATCGATTCCAAAAGCGGCGAAAACAATGAAACGGTTGAGTTTACGCTGTCCAGCCCGATGGACCTGCAGGGGCTGATGATCCCCACGCGTCAGCTGCACTCTCTTTGCACCTGGTGTATCCGGAATAAATACCGCTCCGGAGATGGGTGCGACTATGCCGGAACGCGCTATTTCGATAAGCACAATAACCCCGTAGACGATCCGTCACTCGATGAGTGCAACGGGACGCTGACGGCGTGCAAACTCAGGTTCGGGGAAAATAACGAGCTACCGTTTGGTGGATTCCCGGGAACGTCGTTAATCAGGAGCTGACATGCGACAGAAAACGATTGAAGCTATGCTGGCCCACGCCGCCGCTGAGTATCCTCGGGAGTGCTGCGGGGTGGTGGCGCAAAAAAGCCGGGTAGAGCGTTATTTCCCGTGCCGGAACCTGGCGGCCACCCCGACGGAACATTTTCACCTGTCGCCGGAGGATTACGCTGCAGCGGAGGACTGGGGCACGGTGATCGCCATCGTTCACAGCCACCCTGACGCCACCACGCAGCCCAGCGAACTGGACAAAGCGCAATGTGATGCGACGCTCTTACCCTGGCACATCGTCAGCTGGCCGGAGGGCGATCTGCGAACGATACAGCCGCGCAGCGAGCTGCCGATGCTGGAACGTCCGTTTGTCCTCGGCCATTTCGATTGCTGGGGGCTTATCATGAGCTATTTCCGGCAGACCCACGGGATCGAGCTGACCGATTACCGGGTTGATTATCCCTGGTGGGAAGACAGCTATGCGGATAATTTTTACCAGGACTGCTGGTATGAATGCGGATTTCGTGAGTTTAGTGGACCACCGCAGACCGGGGATATGGTCATCATGCAGGTGCAGGCGAACAAGTGGAACCACGCCGGGATCCTGCTGGAGGGAAATATGCTGCTCCACCATCTGTACGGGCACCTGAGCCAACGTGTGCCATACGGGGGCTACTGGCAGGAAAGAACGATGAAAATAGTAAGGTATAAATCCCTGTTTGATACTGATTGTTTTTCAAAGTGACATTTTCTGATAGAGTTTATGAGATATAAAATTGTCATGGAAAATATTATGAAAACTGCAGGGTTAGTCATTCTTGTTGTTGGAATTGTATGGATCATTATTGCAATAAATATGAATGTTAGCGTGCCCACTCTTTCTGGAGGCAGAATAAATAACATTGGCCTTATGGCTACAAGACAAAACAACTTAATTATTGGTTGTTGTATAAGTGTATGTGGTTTACTTATAGCTCTCTTATCTGGAAAGGAGAGCTCATCCTACACAAAAAAAGTTAAATGCCCGCAATGTGCTGAGCTTATCGGTGTTGAGGCTGTTAAATGTAAGCACTGTGGAAGTCAGATAAAAGAATTGGAAGATAACCAACAGTCGAAAAATATTAGTGAGCAAAAGAAATCAAATGGCTTGTAAGATGTTTTTGATGTGAATCACGTTTTAATTTTCGTTGTTATTATTGGTGTTATTGTTATCGCGCTGAATTTTCTTTAGGCTCTTAATTCTATGATAGTAAAACCCACTTTATTGTGGGTTTTATTGTTTGTATGGAGATATTATGCAAGAGGTCATGACACAAATTGAACTTGGTGGCATTCTTGGTAAAACATTTGGGAAAGTCCACCAGAGACTAATTATTAACACTCATGAGGCGACAAGAGCGCTAGCTGCTACGATCAAAGGCTTCGAACAGTTTATGATTTCTAGCCAGAGACGTGGTTTGACATATGCGGTTTTTAAAGGAAAGAAAAACATCGATGAAGATGACCTTGGTTTTCCAGTGACCGGTGAAGTTATTCGCATTGTTCCTGTGATTATCGGTAGCAAGAAAGCTGGTTTATTACAAACAATCCTTGGTGCTGTGTTGGTGGTAGTGGGGGCCATTACCTATTCATGGGGTGGTGGAGTTCTTATCGCCCCTGGCGTCGCTATGATGGCTGGTGGCGTTATCCAGATGCTATCCCCGCAACCTGCCGGGCTTTCCAGCAAACAGGACTCTGACAACCGCGCATCCTACGCATTTGGCGGGGTAACAAACACCGCCGCGCAGGGTTATCCGGTACCTCTGCTTTACGGTAAGCGGCGCATCGGTGGCGCAATCATTTCCGCCGGGATCTACGTCGAAGACCAGCAATAACGCTTTACCTATTTCCATAGCCACCTTCGGGTGGTTTTTTTTATGGGGAAAATATGACCAGAGATATCAAAGGGAAAAAGGGCGGTAGCTCCAGCTCCCGTACGCCTACAGAACAACCCGACGATCTCCAGTCGATTGCTAAAGCAAAACTCCTGATTGCCCTGGCTGAGGGAGAGTTAAGCGGTGGCCTGACGGGTAAGGACATTTATCTGGATGGCACCCCGCTGGAGAATGCCGACGGCTCTCAAAATTTCAGTGGGGTAGCGTGGGAGTTTCGTGCCGGCACGCAAGCGCAGACTTACATCCAGGGCATCCCGGGCTCTGAAAACGAAATCAGCGTGGGCACTGAAATTAAGAGCAGTACCGCCTGGACCCATACCTACACCAATACGCAGATATCTGCGGTGCGCTTGCGAGTCAAGTGGCCGCAGCTGTTTAACCAGCAGGACGACGGCGATCTGGTCGGGTACTCGGTGAACTACGCTATCGACCTGCAGACGGACGGCGGGACATGGCAGCAGGTGCTGAACACCAGCGTGACCGGAAAAACGTCCTCGGGCTATGAGCGAAGCCACCGTATTGATTTACCGCAGGCGGCCAGCACCTGGACCCTTCGTCTTCGCAAACTCACGCAGGATGCCAACAGCGCGAAGATTGGCGACCGGATGACGCTGGAAAGCTATACCGAGGTGATTGACGCCAAATTACGTTATCCCAACACCGCGCTGCTCTATATTGAGTTTGACTCGAGTCAGTTTAATGGCTCCATCCCGCTGGTGTCCTGCGAGCCGCGCGGTCGTGTTATTCGTGTACCCGATACCTATGACCCGGAAACGCGAACCTACTCAGGAACCTGGACCGGCGCGTTTAAATGGGCGTGGACGGATAACCCGGCATGGATTTTTTACGATCTGGTGGTCAGTGACCGGTTCGGTCTGGGTAATCGCCTGACGGCTGCCAATATCGACAAATGGTCGCTGTATCAGGTAGCGCAGTATTGTGACCAGCAGGTTCCCGACGGGCGGGGCGGTAGTGGGACAGAACCGCGTTATATCTGCAACGTCTACGTGCAGAACCGAAACGATGCTTACACCGTGCTGCGCGACTTCGCTGCAATATTCCGGGGGATGACCTACTGGGGCGGCGATCAGATCGTATGTCTCGCGGATATGCCGCGGGATATCGATTACAGCTATACCCGCGCCAACGTCGTCGACGGGAAATTTACCTATTCCAGCAGCACCACTAAAACTCGCTACACTACGGCGCTGGTGTCCTGGTCAGATCCGGGTAACGCTTATGCGGATGCCATGGAGCCGGTATTTGAGCAGCCGTTGGTGGCACGTTTTGGGTTTAACCAGCTTGAGGTAACTGCCATCGGCTGTACCCGGCAGTCGGAAGCGAACCGCAAAGGGCGCTGGGGAATCCTGACCAACAACAAGGACCGGGTGGTGACGTTTTCGGTCGGGCTCGATGGCAACATCCCGCAACCGGGCTACATCATCGCCGTGGCGGATGAAATGCTTTCCGGGAAGGTCACCGGTGGTCGTATCCACGCCGTGAATGGCAGGGTGATCGAGCTTGACCGGGTAGCGGATGCTAAGCCTGGCGACCGGCTGATTGTCAATCTGCCCTCCGGTGCCGCGCAGAGCCGGACAATTCAGGCGGTGAACGGCGAGAAGATTACGCTGACGACCACCTACACGGAGACGCCTGAACCAGAATGTGTCTGGGTGGTGGAGTCCGATGAACTGTACGCGCAGCAGTACCGGGTGGTCAGCGTGACGGATAACGGCGACGCGACATTTACCATTTCCGGGGCGTTTCACGATCCTGATAAATACGCCCGCATTGATACCGGCGCCATTATCGACCAGCGTCAGATTTCGGTTGTGCCGCCCGGCAGCCAGTTGGCCCCGGCGAATATCGTTATCGATAGCTATTCCGTCATCAGCCAGGGGATTAGCCTGGAAACGATGCGGGTGACCTGGGACAGCGAGGTGAACGCCATTTCCTATGAGGCGCAGTGGCGCCGCAATGACGGCAACTGGGTGAACGTGCCGCGCAGCTCCACCACGTCGTTTGAGGTGCCATCAATTTACTCTGGCCGGTATCTGGTTCGGGTACGGGCGATAAACGCGGCGGAGATTTCCAGCGGCTGGGGGTACTCACCGGAAAAAACGCTGACGGGCAAGGTGGGTAATCCGCCGAAACCGGTAGGCTTTGCCACCACCGGCATTAACTGGGGGATCCGCCTGAACTGGGGCTTCCCGGCAAACACCGGCGACACGCTGAAAACGGAGATCCAGTATTCGGCGAACGCGGATTTCTCATCCCCTATGCTGCTCAGTGACGTTCCTTATCCGTCATCCGAGTACATCCAGCTCGGACTGAAGGCGGGGCAGGAGTTCTGGTACCGCGCGCAGCTGGTCGATAAGTCTGGCAACGAATCCGGTTTTACGGACTGGATCCGGGGTATGGCGAACGATAACGCGGATGATTACCTGGGCGACCTGGCTGATGACTTCCTTACGTCGGCTGACGGCGACCGCCTGACGGGCGATATCGACACCAACATTGAAGGGATTCTACAGAACGCGCTGGCTAATCACGGGACCGTTGAGCACCAGTACCAGCAGTATGGCGAGGTCAGGGCGGATATTCTGGTGGTTAAAACCACCGTTGCGGAGGTCGATAAAGCGCTGGCCGAGCTGTCAACGACGGTGCAGGCGCAAATCGATGACGTGACCGCCACGCTGGAAGACAAGCTGACCGCCACGGTGGATGCCACTGGCGCCACGGCTATTCATACCCTGAAAGCTGGCGTGCGCATTAACGGCATAATGTATAACGCCGGGATGAGCATTGCGGTGCTGGCCGAGGCCGGGAAACCCGTCGTTACGCGCGTCGGGTTCAATGCAAACCAGTTTGTGCTGATGAGCGGTAGCGGCGATACGCAGTATTCCCCGTTTGCTGTAATCAACGGCCAGGTCTTCATGAGTTCTGCCTTTATCCAGGATGGCACGATCACCAATGCCAAAATCGGGAATTTTATTCAGTCGAATAACTATGTGGCTGGTTCTGCTGGATGGCGGATAGATAAAGGCGGTAACGCTGAATTCAATAATATTGTGGCAAGGGGGAGCCTGTACGCGGTAGACGGTAAATTCGGCCTAACCAACGCCAGTGCAGGCGTCACCATTAACAGAAATGGCTTCAACCTTGCTCTGCCGGGCGGAGGAAGGATTGTTCTTGGCGTCTGGTAAACAAGAGGATTTATGCCAGCAGGATTACTGATTGACCTCAACGACGGGCGGCCAATGCATATTGTCGCAGGTATGCGCTGCCCGTCTTATTCCGGTGCCACTAATGAAGTCATCGCCTACGACACGGTGAGTATCAACAAAACGCCGGGTTCTCAGGTGTTTGTTATCCCGCTGACGCCGGTGGTCGTATCATGGGTGGGGGGGACGTATCTTCCCTACTGGTGGGCGATGAGTGGTTTTGTTGATAACGGAGACGGCACGCTGAGATTTCTTAGCGAAACCACTGACCGACGAACGGTGACCTATCGTTCTTATATCTTTGAAATGCTCCCGGCATCGTCGGCTGGCAATAACACCGGCCTACTCATCGAAAACTCAACGGACTTTGCGTCAATCAGCTCAAACGCCAACGTGATGACGTGCGTTTACTCCGGGGATATTAACGTGAACGGCTCGGTAACGCCTCCGGCACAGGGGCTCATATTTGCAACATGGAATGCCGCGAACGTGGCGGTTTACTATGACGGTGGCCAGATTCATGCTTATTATCCGATGGATAACAACGCCAATAACCCGGCAAATATCAATCTGCGAATTGCGATTTTCCAGCAGTCTCCGCCGGTTCCCGGTACCGGGCTGAACTTCTTCAATGCTTCCGGCCAGTGCACGTTCTCGACGTCACGAAAGCCGTTCATTATCAGCGGAAACTGGAATGTTTCGGACGGTTACACCGATATTGGAAACAATATGGTTGCTCTGGCCTCCACCGGCGTACAGACGACGATTGGCGGTGGTTATTGCAACGTCAGGGTGAAGGGTATTGAGAGGATAGGCAACAGCGTTAGGGCGCTAAATTCAACGCTCCATTCTAACTGGCCGGATAAATACCCTATGTATAAGAACACGACCACAGCAATTCCTCTCCCACTGATACCCAATTTTTACTGATTCATACGCATAAATCATATTCATATCCACAGATGAACCCTGCTCCGGCGGGGTTTTTTATTGCCTGAGAGCAGGAGTAATCATGTCTGCAGGAACGTTAACCCTGACAAATAATTCAGCCTCTGTAGTGGGGCAGGGAACCACATTTTCCGCGGAGCTTGCGGGAGGGGACTTTATTCTGGTCACCGTTGGCGGCATCCCCTATACGCTGCCGGTGAAGTCGGTCGATAGCAATACTGCTCTGACGCTGGTCAGCAACTTCACCGGACCGTCACAGGCCGGTGCAGCCTGGTCAGCAATTCCACGCGTGGCGCTGAATATGGTCACCGCCGCGCTGGTGGCTCAGAGCGCTGAGGCACTGCGTGGCCTGAACTACGATAAGCAGAACTGGCAGCAGTTTTTTACTGCTGACGGTGACGTGACGATGACGCTACCGGATAACAGCCAGTCTACCGGACCATCAGCAAAGAAATTAGTCAACCTCGTATCAAATAAAGCCGATAAGGTAAATGGTGCGGTACCCATTGTTCAGGGAGGCACTGGTGCAAAAACAGCGTCTGAAGCAAGAGGTAGCCTTGGACTGAAAGGGGCTGCCGTTCTCGATGTTGGAACAACCGCTGGAACTGTTGCAGCAGGCGATGATTCACGACTGACTGGAGCATTGCAAAAAACAGGTGGAACAGCGTCGGGGAATTTTGATTTTACTGGTTTTACCACGTTAAATAGTACCAGCACGGTCAGGTTTAAGGGATTCAGAGACGCGTCAAAGCCAGAAGGTGCAAATAGTAATGATCTGGTTATATCTACGCCTACTAACGCAGGTGCTGGTGCATACGCCTGCCAGATAGTTTATCAGTGGTATTCCGACGGATGGCTGACGGGCATAAAACGTAACGCTGGCTATGGGACTAATTCATATTCCATCTATTTTAACGGTGCAAGTACTGGTGCTGGCAGAGAATGGAATTTTAACATCGATGGAAATGCCTCCGGTGGCCAGTGGATTAACGGCTCAGATATTCGGCATAAATCAGAGCTGGTCACTGTGGAAAATCCGCTGTCTGCAGTGCTGAGTTTTCGCGGCATGGCCTATGACATTAAAGATGGAGGGCGTGCCGTTGGTCTTATCGCCCAGGACATTGAGCAATGGTGCCCTGAAGCCATTAAAACCTATGGTGATCGCGAGTTCAGTGACGGCGAGGTGATTAAAGATTTTAAGTATCTGGACACAACCGGCGTTTCTGCGGCGTACCACACCGAGGCGATTAAGGAGCTTTTCAGCTTGGTTGAGTTAGCGCTTGATGATCCGACAGCATGCCGTAAGCGCATCGCGGAAATTAAGTCTTTAGTAAAACAGGATAGTCCAGTTGCGGGAACTATGCCGTCTCAGCCGGGAAGTTAA